GCCTACGTTTGTACCAGCTACATTTGAGCCACCTACGCTTGTTGGATTAACTGAAGTGCTTGTTCCAGCAACACCTACTTGACTAGGCGTGTAAGCCATTCCAGCCGCCGCTCCTAATCCAGCACCTTGTATGCCTTGAGCCGCTAGGCTGTTAATATTTGGTGGGGTCTTCTGACCGCCGGGTACTTGTCCAGCCATTAATATCTCCTGTTATAGTCCAAAGCCATATTTACCGCCAGTTCTAGTAGCGAGTTTTTTACCACTTGCTGTTCTGTAATTTCCAGCCGCTTTGTTAATTTTATTTACCTGTACGTTTGCTTTATGCGCTCTGTCTTTTGCTTTAGGTACATAAGTTGATTTCTGACCGTAAGCACTTTCTAATTGACTGTTAGTGCTATTTGGACTTACTTGTTTTTGGTGTGCTACTTTATCTTTTGTACTCCAAGTATTTGGATTATATGGATTATAATTAGGTTGTACGCCACCTCTAGGAGTAATTCCGCCACCACCGCCGCCGCCGCCTGAACCACCGCCATAGGATTGTGGTGCGGCATTTGCTGGTACAGCATTACCAAATAATGAGTCATAAGCGTCTACAGTATCACCGTAGTTCGCTTTTAAATCTGTCATAGCTTGGTCGTACAATGGCATAGAGCTGTAACCTTTCATACCATTATCGTATGTAGTTGGAGTTGGCATACCCGCCATTGCATCTGTAGGTGCAAGTAAACCAAATGCTGAAGCCGCGTTTGCATTGTTTTGAAATGCCATTTCTTGATTTGGGTTAAATGCCGCCACTTGAGGCCCATAGTATGGCATGTACTCAATTTGTTGTAAGGCTTCTGCACGTTGCAGATTTCTATCTGCTGGCCCTCTTATAAACTCAGGTACTGTTGTCTCTGTAGTTGTTTTCTTTCCTCCACCTTTACCGCCGCCACCTGAACTCATGTCAAAACTCCTTTGCTAATATTGTAAGTTGTTCTTTCCACCCTTTAGATTCAAGAACACGTTTCCATCCTTTCCTACCGGCTATTGACATTCCATCACAGCCTTGTAATTTTCCCCATTCCATTGCACTATCATGCATGTCTGTAATCTGTTTAATTCCGTAGCCTTTATCTCCACCGGCTAAGAATACGTGTAGCACTTTCTTATTAGGATACACTACAATCTCTGTAACTGCACATCCGTTTGACCCCATCCATAACTGCATGTGACCACTTATAACCCCATCTACTATGTCTTTAAAGTCATGAGTATCACCGCCTTTATTTAGCGCTGACATAATCCATTCCTTACCAGTCATTAATTGTTCTTGTATATTCATGGGTCGTATTTTAATTTTACCCAAGCACCATTCTTGGATACTACTACTGCATTTTGAGCTTCATCCCACATTAATACTCCATCTTCTGTAGCTTTTGCTGTTGCATCATAGTATTGTAATTTGTTGCGTGTGCTAGATAAAAATGTGATTAATCTTTCAGCCCATGGTTTCCAATTACTTCCTAATGGTGGTGGTGGCGTGGCAATACTCATCGTCTACCACCAGGATTTGCATCTATTCTCATAATTCCTGACCGCCAATTATCGTTTCCTACACCTTGTATTTTAACCCTAACTTGTCTTCCTGTAAATCTAACATCTGTTGGGTTAGAAAGAGAAAATGCACCATGTACTGTTTCTGTGTCATTAGGATGAAATCTTGTTTTAAATGTTACAGCTACTTGACCTTGTGTTCTTTCGTCAGGTATCAGTTGATTTACTTTCATAATACTATCACCATTACCAAGAGTTATAGAGCCGGATTCTGCATAAGGTTTTTCTGAGCCTGTGTGCGTGTACCCAGTTTCTTGGTTATAAAGATTACCACTTGCATCTGCCCAAATAGGGTTAGTAAATATTCCTTCGTCTACGCCAGCAGTTCTGCTTAATTCACCAGTCGCCCAATGCCCTTCTTGATACGCAAGCGTTACGTATCTGTCATTTTCTGTTGAACTGGCTGAAGGATAGAACCACCATATTTCTCCAAATTGTGAATTGTGTACCGCATATACTTTGCTTACTTGTGAAGGATTTAAATCATCAAACACATAGTCAGCTACTTCACAAGCAACTTCTGTAGCAGTAGAGCCATTAAATGTAAAGAAACCTTTCTTACCCATCCAAAATGCGCCTTCATCAATTGCTACTGCGGCTTTTCTTGAAGCAACACCACAAGCTGTACCAACTCTTTGAAAGCCATATACAAATGGCGCTCCTGAGTATGTAGCAACGTGTGCATCAGTATCAGTTAATATTAAGGTAGCACCTCTCATTCTAATACCACACATAATCTGACCATTAGTTTGTAACTCCATATCACCAGCTTCGTTTGTAGCTGAAGCTGACCATACTGTATTGTTTTCTTTATCAGACCAAGCAACTTTACGTGGATTACCACCAGCACCAAGACAAAATACAAATCTTTCTTCTGTGACTACCATTGCATTGTTATTTACAGGAGCGTTTGAAACAACTGCCGCATTTGCATTAGGATTATTTTGCCACTCTAACAACTTACCATCAGTTGATGACACAGCAAGTAAATATTCTCCCCACGTATCTAGTGACCAAGTAGTTGCTTCTGCAAAAACGCCTGAGCTTGTTGGCGCACGACCATAATTAGTTCGACCATAAAAACCACCACCAAAAGCTAGATTAAGTGCGCCACTAACTGTGCCTGATGTAAATCCTGAAGAGGGTGTGATGTCAGCTACTGCTAGTGAGGGGTTCACATAATATAACTTTTCATATGTTCCAGCAACCATATGTTCGTCACTATCGTTGTCTAAGTAAGAAATCATTCCTCTAGGTGCATAAGCAAATGCATTAGTTTTTCTAGTTGTCCATCCACCTACTGGTCTCATAGAACCATCATGCCATCTGACTAAACTAGCTTCTCGCCATCTGTTAGATGATTCAAACACAGTTCCATTTGCATGGACTCCGGGTGGTATTTGTAGTGGTATCATTGCCATAATATTAAGCCGCTATCTGTGTCCAAGTTACTGAATCATTAACAATTAATTCCCATTTCTCTCTACCTATTGTAGCAGTTCCGGATGTTGCACTTAATGCACCGGCTGTACTTTGTACTCGATTACACGTAGCCAAGACTAATGCGTTAGGTTGTATAGTAGCATAAGGCTGTTGTATTCTTTCAGAGTCTGAAGCTACAGTTGATATAACTAAATTGCTAGGTGTATTTGCTGTACTACCCATGCCTGAATGAATTGCACAATAATAATATAAGTTTGGCGCATCTGTTGCTACAACAATTGTAGTTTGTATTCCCGAATTGTGTGTTACACCTGTTGTATATTCTGAGCCACTTGCATGCGTTCCGTTTGAAGTAGTTGAAAATCTGAAAGGATGACTTGAGGGGTAATTAAAGACATACGTATTACCTTCAACTAAATTCAAAACTTGTTGTTGGACACCATTAATAAAGTATTTATTAGCTCCACTTACCACTTGCACAGTCACGTTATAATGCTGAGTGCCTCCTGTCGATGCGATACCACCTCTCGTGGCAAAGCCTAATACTGTAATACTTGCGTTAGCTGTTGGCGTACCTGAACCAAATCTTACTCGATTACATATAGCGGCAATGGTAGCTGTTCCTGTTAACGCCGCCGCACCATTCACCATAAACACACCGTCACAAGCAACACTTCCTACTGCACTTATTGCTACAGGAGTTGTTCTTACCCTTACAATAGTTGAGGCTGGTACAACCGTAGACGTAGAAGTCATAGGAGCGGCACTTGTTCTAACTCTTGTGCCATTACCATTACTAGTAGCTACAGTAACTGAAGTACCATTTATTAAGACTGAACCATCTGCTATTCTTCTTGCTATTGCACTAACCGTTGCTGTACCTTGTATAGTTCCTTGTGGGAACTGGCTAATTTTTTGTCCTACACATGTAGAAGTTGCAGTAGCTGATATTATGGTTTGTAGGTCAGATAAATCAAAAACACCTACACCATAAAGATAACTACCATAACCCTGTGCATCTGTTTCTTCAAGTATAAACTTTTCACCAGCCGCACTAACTCCTGAAGCTACTGTTACTGTAACTGTACCACCTGAAGAAAATGTAGCATTACCAGTAATAGATACTGATGCTGTGGCTGTTACATTACCTGAAGGAAACAAAGCAATTCTTTGACCACTACACGTAGTAGCCGAAGTTGCACTTACAGTTGCACTAGACGCACCGACTAAGCCACCTATTGCGGCTGTAGCTGAAGCACCAGCGGATATAGCGCCTGAATGTTGTATCCGCTCACATGAACCAGCAACACTAGCACTTGCCGATATTACTATCGGTAGTGAGTCTTCACCAAATTCATGTGAACCATACGTACTTGTGCCATACGCATAAGCATTAACATTAATAGTTGCCACGTCAGGCCCTAATCGTTAGATTAGTTCAATGTTATATCTAAGTCACCAGTTGGCACACGGAATACGTCACCAGTAGCAATAGCTTTACTAGACGATAAAGTCGCATAAGCCATTAAGTTACCTGACGTTGCCGCATCAAACACTCCAACGTGAGTTACTGTACCCCAACTACCTGTAGCAGTCGCGAATTCAATAGCCGCATCATTAGATGTTGTAGCACCTGAAGTTGAAAAATCTACTGGTCTTCTAGCATATGCACTACCTGAAAGTTCAGTACCTCCACCAGTTTCTCCCGGTGCGGCTGTAAACAATCCTAAGTAATGCTGAGAAGGAGCTGTGTAAGCCGCTCCAGCAAATACGTGGTCTAAAATTTCTGTTTCTAAAAAGTTTGTAAAACTCATACTAATCCCCTCACTTTAAGTGTTAATCCTGAGCCACTAAACATAGCATCCTCAGAGGTTTGGTTTAATCGCTGTATTGCCGCAGAGTATAATTGCGCCCATACTGCTACTCTTGCATCTTCCGCTAGATACGGTGCTGAATGTAATAACGCTCCATAGAGGTATACATCAGGCGCTTCTAGTAAGAGCCAGTTATCTGTGTTGGTTATTAACGAAGGTATCTTCTGATAATAAAGCAACTCAAAATCTGTGTCGTTTGATGGCGTTGGGTATAACTGAAACTGCCCATTCGCGTGTGTGTACATTCTTGGTGTGCCGGCGGCATTCTCTTGCGCTTCGCGTTTATCTGCCATTGAATCTCTAGACACTAGGTTTACTACTGAAGTTCCTGTGCCTGTTAAATGTAATCTAATTGTTTCTACCCAATCTGCTGGTATCTGCATGTATTCATCTGCGGCTGATTGTTGTCCATTTGAACGTGCTTCCATTCTCCAATGTCTTACGTCTCTATTAATCTGAGCTTCTGCTAGTGCAACAAAATCAGGTATGACAGACGTAAGGTCATCTCTGTTTAAAAAGTCCGCAATAGACGCTTTTAATCCTGTGTAATTCGTTAGAGCCATAGTTAATATCTACCCTCATCTTGTACTGCATATCCATTTAATGGTGAGCCAGTTAATCCAGCTCCGAAGATAGCTTTTTGTTCATCAGTCATACCTGACATTAATTGTTTAACTCGGTCTTGCTCTGTTGCCGATAAATTTGCAAACTGTGTATTAAATTTAGTGCGGTCTACTGTCTGTGGGTTTGGACTCATCTCACCAGTTCCAGCATAGTTCATACTACCATCAGCCATGACTGTGCCATCCGGCATTCTATGAAATCCTTGTGGTACTACATTCGGAATTGTTGGAGTTTTACCGGGCATGAACTCAGGCATTGCACCTACTGACGCTCCGGCTTCTGCCCCTAAACCAAGATTGCTAGTATTAGGTTTCATTTGACCATCAGCAGTAATACCTTGGATGTTTCTCATGTTTTGTATAGCTTGACCACTTAAAGGTGCATCACCAGTAAAGGTATAACCTTCTGTGTTACCATCTACTTCAAAATCGTAGTCAAATTTCTTTCGATTAGTATTCTTATAGTTTATAACTGCATCAATCAAACCACTATCACTTTCTTCACTTCCAAATTCTTTTGCTAAAAAATCACGCTCGGCTGGGGTATCTAATCCTTTAGCACCAACACC